AATGAAATCAACAAACGGAACAGCTCCATTGAAAACATAATACAAATCAGATTCAAGTCCAACAGCTGAAATTGTTTTGCGATTGTCCGAATAAATAACACCGCCACCCATCACCGCACCCGTTCCAACAGTTGAAAATGGCACATCAATATACAAGTCACTTGTTCCCGCAACAGTCGGAAATATTACTGAATGAACTCCCTGAAGCATCGGCTTCAAAACACCGCCATCATTTTGAGCAACGGTCACTTGATCACCAACAATAAAATTGTGCGTGTTGGTTGTCGCTTGCAATGAAGTTAAGTCACCAGAAGGATTTGCATAATCATCGTAAACATAAGGAACAGAATATTCGTCATACACTTTCAGATAATATCCAAACCAACTGTTTGGAACTTTCTGAACACCAACAGTTGTGTCATCAAATGAAACAAAGTTCTTCAGTATTCGTGTCAAGTCAACAACAGCATAACCAGTTGTAATTGCTGGGACAAATCTGTATGAACCAATGACATTTGTTGATGCATCAAGCACTTCAACAAAATATCTGTAACCCGGTTCACTCTTTCTTAATGAATCAAAATACCAAACACTAGGATTGTAAGCTGGCTGAAAATCTTGCGGATTGCCAACTGAAATAATATCAGCCGCAACAACGTGATCAATTTCAATTGCTGCAAAGGAAGAACCCATCATTTCAAATGACAGCGTATCATTTCCAGCCGGTATTCCAGTGAATGTAAATTCACCCGAAGCACCAATTGTTCCAACAGCTGTTGTTCCGAATTTTACTTCACACGCATTTGCAGCTCCAGTATATTGATTCACAAAAACTGTTATTCGATGCGACACACCAGAACCGAAGTCAGGGAAAACACCAGCTTGATAAATCTGATTATCTGTTCCCGTTCCAGCTGTTAACCATGTTCCAGTTGCACCGTGATTGTCTGGTGGCAAATCGGTTGGAATCCAAGCACCATTTGCTCCAACGGTCCAACCGACAAAACCGCCAACACCGTCATCAATAAATTTAGGATCGTTAATTGTAAAAGCCATGTTTTTGTTTTTTTATATATTGTTTTTTAGTAGTTCATTGTGAATGAAGAAACGGGATTTGAAGCACCCCGACTTCCAAGCTGCATCCAAACCAAATATCTTGCAGCATCAATGCAGTGATTCCATATTTCAATCGGTTCATTCACTTTCTTTTTGTCCCACTCATATTTGTTCAGTTCTTCTTGCAAATGAAGTGATGACTTCGTGATTAGATATTCGTATTCTTGCATCAATTGAATGCCTTCCTTGACTGAATTTGCTCCTTTCTTAACAGGATAAATTCCAATGCCATAACCTTGGATGTCTGCAATTGATTTCGGTTCAGATGAATCGGCATAAATAGGACCGTTCTTTGCTCCAACACTTTTGATCATTGTTGCGATTTGGCTGTTCAGCAATCCCTTTTGATAAATCACTTCATCAAGAATAAGCTTCCCGTTATATTTATAAACAGCAATCATTGTTGTTGGATCATTCGTAAATCCAAAGTCCATTCCATATCCAAGCAGTTTTGCATCACTCGGAACGGAATCAATGGTTGTCCAGTTCTGAAAGATGACACCTTCCAACGCACCAACTTCGCCATCAAGATAAACCTTGCACCAATTTTTCCAATAGTCAGATGTGTCGGCCTTCTTTCTTTTTGATAGCAGTTCTTCCAAAACGAAAACGGGAATACCTTCGTTGTCACGATACGTTAAAATAATCATTTCGGAATCTGGTTCAGTCAACACTTCATCGTGAACCCAAAACCGATTGACCGGGTTAAAGTCAAGATAAATGTCTTTCGATGTCCGCATTGATAGTTGTGTGTATGTTTCAAAGTTAATCAAATTCGCTTCGTTCACATACAACACATCCCTTCTTGGACCAACAGCTTTGTCACCATCGGCATTGACAAACTCAATGACCGCACCATTGCCGAATGTATATTTTGAATTTGTGATGTTCCAGTTGTCACCTTTGTATCGGTTGGTCTGTTTCATTATCTTCAGGAAGTCTTTCATTGCCCCACCTTTTAGATGCGGAACAGTTGCACCGACAACAGTGATTTCGATGTCTGGTGTTTTGATAGCACGATCAATAAGAATTGCAAGAATAGCCAAAGTTTTTCCAGCTGAAGAACCGCCTTGAATGATTTTTTTTCGCTTAGTTAGTGCGAGTATTTTATTTATTGAAGCGGTCCGTTGAAACATTTATTCAGATGGAAATAGTGGTTGGTCTTCAGTTTTTGTTATAACAGTTTGAACATATTGCCCGGCCATTTTATTCATCATGTCAAGTGACTTAATCAAGTGTGTTCGGTCATCATCTTCTTCACATCTTTCAACAAGCTTGTTCAGTTTGTCCAGTACCTTTTCCCTTCTGACTTCGTGTTTCTTTTTATAGTCAGCATATCGAATTTCAAATTCAGCTTTGACTTCAGGATTCTGAAGCAATCGACACGCAATAAATTTAGCGGAATGTTCAGAATAACCAGCTTTAATTGCTGAAGCTTTGCCATCAAATGAAAGGATATATTCATCAATGAACTTACTCCTTTTCGGTTTCAGTTTTGACCTTCTTTCCATTTTTCTTCTGGTTGACTTTAGTTGATTTTATTTCTTGCTCAATTCCAGTGTATGAAATTGGCTTTTTGTATTTCGGTTCAATGACTTCAAAACAGAAGTCAAACCCCAAAGAATAGAACGAAGGATATTCGCTTTCGGGTGTTATGTTGGTGTCAAAAGTGATATATCCGTTTATTGCTTTGGCTGTCACTTTCATTCCTTTAAATTCGGGAAGTAGCTTCATTCTATTTTATTTTTATTTATGTGATCTTTCAATAGTTTCTTTAATCTGTTTATGCTTGTATATGCGGATGAAATACTGATGTCAAATTTCACTGACAGTTCTTTTGCGTTGTCAACACCTTCAAAATAAAATGCCTGAAAACATATTGCATCCACTTTTTTCAGTGACTTGTAAAAGGATTCAATGAAGTCATCCGTATATATATTGTGTTCGTATGTTGTGATTTTTTGATAGGTGGCTTCATTCTGGTCTTCACAGTCGATGTTGATTGTGCGATTGATGAACTTGTTTTCCTCGTCATTTATCTTGGAATTTTGCCAGATCAGTGCTTTGTTGATGTATTGAAGTGTGAACGAATAAATCGTGTGTTCAATTGACTTTGAAAAGGTTTCTGAAAAGTGAATGATTTCGGTTTCTTTGCTAATGATGTAAAGATAAGCGGAACTGATCACGTTGGAAGGTTCAAGTGTCCGATTGTATTTGATGACAATCTTTTTGGTTGTTGCTTCCAGCTGTGAATACTTCAGAACAAAATAATCATCAACTTGCTGCTTGAATGTTTTGCTTGTCCCAGAACTCAAAGAAAGTTTTTTTGTAGTTGTTTCTTTCGGTCTTTGTGCAAAAGCAAGTCCTTTTTTCTTGTTTTTCAAGCAGACGGTTTTTGTATTGTCGCATCCAGTGGCAGTCATTTTTTGATGGGTGTGTTGTTGTGTTTTTCCATTTTTCAATGTCTGCAAGTTCTTTTTGTGTGAACATTTATTTTAGTAGTTGTTTATGTATTTCAGATATTAAGGATAAAAGCATTGCCATTGTCCAGTTTTGTGTGATCAGTAAAGTTGTCCAAAGGACCAGACACATTTGGCATCCCAAAAGCTTCCAGATTGCCATTGATAGGATGCTAACTTTGAACTCAAAGAAATCATCAATTGTGTTTTGGATGATTTCAAATGTGCAGAAAAACCACACAGCAAGGTATATGTTTAAGTAGATCATTTTAGTTGAAGTATTTGGTCTGCAATTTCTGTTTGTCTGTTGTTCCCTTGTTCATTCGCCCAGATTGTATCTTTCAAGTTGATGTGTGTTGAATGCTGAATGTAACCCGTTTTGTGCTTCAGGACCATAATCTTTTTGCCTTGCTTCGCCGCTTCAAGTCCAAAGAGCAAATCTGACATCCTTAAATCTGGTGACTTCCATAATTCCGTTGGATTGAAATATTCAGTGTCGAATGCAGTGCATCCAGTCCCCGGAACGTCAATTTGTTCATCCTTTGAAACATCATTCAAGCATCTGAATGTTTTGTGTCCTTTGTAGTATGAAATGCCTTCCCTTGTTAAGATTCGGCCATGATGTGTGACAATTGCTTTGTGTTCATCAATCTTTGCAATCATGTCTGGAATGTACGAAGGGGGATAAATAAGGTCATCATCGCAACAAAAATAGTAACACGGTTCTTTGATCTGGCTAAGTCCAAAGAATTTGCCATTGTCAGCTGTGTTCAAAAGTTCAATGCTGTTATCATAAAGATGCAATTTTGCACCTTGTCCCATCAATGACGCAACGGATTGACTAAGCGACTTTGCTCTGCCTTGTCCGTTGTAGGTTGCCATTCCGATGTATATGGGTTTCATATCGAAAAGAAATAGGTTGGTGTGTGATTAAATCTTTGTTTGTTTGAATATCCCAAAGGTATTAAAATTTTTGAAATAGCAACAAGTTCTTTTTCAGTTTGACATTCAATGAATAAAGCTGGTTTGTACTTCTTAACTGTTTCAATCATTCCCAGCAAAGCTTTTTCTTCGTAACCTTCGCAATCTAATTTGATTAAGGTGATAGGTCTATCAAGATCAAGAATCAAATCAAAAGCAATCAATTGAACTGGTGCATCACCTTCAGAATCAACTTTGTTCATACCAGCATTGCCATTGACTGACTTCATAAAAACACTTTCGTAATTGTCTGAAAGGCCATAATTTGAAGCAATAACATTGAACTGCAATCCATTATCTGTGATGTTTTTATCCAATAGTTTGAATGTATCTGGGAATGGTTCAAAAGCCATTACTTTGGTTGCACAATATTTGGCTAAATAGATTGTATGATTTCCAATGTTTGCACCAACGTCAATCATTACACCGTTGGGAATGTTGTCCCGAATGAACTCCAGCATCTGAAATTCATAAAAGTTGTTTGTTGTTTTGTGGCCGTTGGTGATTAAATCATTCTTGAAGCCAGTGATGACTGTGCCATCTTTGAGTGTGTTTGTTTCTGTTTTCATTTGCTTATTAATGGAATTTTTTTTCTATGTTCTGGATGCATCAAGCTTTCGTGATCACCGTGATAAACAAGTGACTTTGTTGGTGTAAGCATTATGCAGTTGGTCCGTAACATTCTGAAGGTCAAATCTTGACCAACACCAGAACTGATTGCTTCGTTGTGTTCAAATCTTCGGGGTTTAATTTCGTTCACATAATAGCCGATTCGATTCAACAGTTGTTTATTGCAAAAGAATCCGCAATCAGTGAATCCAACTTTCATTGTGTATTCATCAACTTGCACTGGCTTAATCATGTTCCAGCAATTCATTCGGCCATCATTGATCAGATTGTAAGCGTAAGCTTTTGACTTAAACTGATTATGCAGTTCAATGATCTTTGGGATGTTTACGTTGGACACATCTGACGGCATGAAGATGAACAGGTCGGAATGGTTATCACGAAGCATCCGCAAAGCAAAGTCCCACATTCGCCAGAATTTAGGTTTGCCACCGTGTTGAAACTGGTGGAAGTTCTTGGTCAGCTTGAAGCTTGATCCGTCATCAATGACAACGTAGTCATATTCCTTGACTTCATTGATTAAGGATTCAAGCATCTGTTGCCGTTGGTATGAAAAGATAATGATTTTGATTTTCATTAGTCTTGTTTAAAGGTTTCTTTGTAGTATTGTTCTGCCATTACCCGATCATCACCAGCTTGAAAAGCATCAATTATCTGCTCCTTCTCCATTTCTTTGGCTTGTTGCATAATATCTATAATCATATCCCATTTGTCCATTGATATAAAATCTATCTTTTGATTTAGTTCTTGAATCAACCATTCTACTGCTGTTTGTTTCATTAGTCTTGTTTGTTTAGTTTAGTTTATGGCGGTTAGCCATTAGTTACCGCTAATTGCTTCCACCACGTTCTAAAACTACTTTTACAATTAGAAACTCGTTATTTTCAAACTGACTTTCTTTTTTTTGAGAAAAATTATAACTTAAATTTTTTTCTTGTTTTTCGTCAAATCCAATGCTGCGACAAAGGATAGGTAAAGAACCGAACAACCTGTATTGCTCGGTTTCTTTAGTTTTTAAAATAAATGGCATTATTTTAATTCAATATTAAATGGAGCAGATAAAATTACCATTGCTTGTTTTTCAACTGAATAATAGCTAACATATTTATTTGTAATATCAAAACCAGTAGAGCCACATCCTATTCCATTTATAGATTTAATTTCAGTTGAATTAAATTTAAAATTTTCATTTCCAAAAGAAGTTGAAGTCATTGATTTTAATTCTTTTTTAGTGTTTACGATTAAATTTTTCATAAATTCTAGTTTTTTTGAATTTGCCGTGTAAATCACTTCCTTAATTCTTTAGCAAATATATAACTTATTTTCTAATAAACAAGCGTTTTTATAAAATATTTAAATTATTTTCTATTTTTTAAAATAGAGATTGCCAGTTAGTTGATTGATTAATTCTTTTAATCGCATTATTATAATAATCCTTATCAAGTTCGCAAGCTGTTAATGTTAGATTCATTTTTTCTATTTTATTCATATTATCAATTGCTATTGCAATACTTCCAGAACCTAAATGAGTATCTAATATTTTATAATTTTCTTTTGCATATTTACTAATTACCCACTCATATAATGCTATTGGCTTCTGTGTTAAATGAATCCTATTTTTATCCGTATTATTTATTTGTACTAATTGTGGCAAACAATCAATACTGTTATATGCTTGTTCAATTCTTGACATAGTAGGGATAAAAACCATTTTATCCCAAATTATAAAACCTCTATTAGGCGGCAAATCAAAATAATTTCCTCCCCAAATAATTTGGTTTTTAGAAACTCTAAACAATTCATCGAAGTATTCTTTTTCAGGGACTTTATTGTCCCAGTTTTTGTTTTTAAAATCTTCTGAAAATTTTGATTGTGCGTTTTTCCCGTTTCCTGAATGTGCTAATTTATTACCTAAGCCATAAGGAGGGTCTACAATCGCTAAATCAAAGTATTTATCTGGATAACGTGCCATAAGTTCCATATTATCTTCACACGTAATCGTTAAGCCACCCACAACTAGCGGTAACACACGATTGTCGCTATTGCCAGACTGGTCTTTAATTTGAGCTTCTGTTTGCATTTTTCAGTTTTGTGTTTAATTTAATTACTTGGTTTATTTTTTGGCAACAGCGACAATCGCCGTCCGTTATAAGTCAGTTTGCTTGTATATGCGTTTATTACATTGGCTACATTTATTTTCATCTTTTTCCCATTCATAAAAAGTATGTGCTTCACAATCGCAAACCGAACTTATAACAAGCGGTTGGCGCAATGCTAACACCTCGTTTTCTAACCAACTTACGCATTCATCTGAGTACTTCCCTTTGCCCTTACTTTTTTCTTTAGGTGTCATAGTTTCATTATTGTTTTTAACTGATTAAATATATTTTCAGAATCCTCACCCCAATACATATCACATTTATTATCCTTAATAGGTGATTCCATAAAGTATGACTGCCACATTGATTCTTTAGCTGTGTATCTTTTGCACTGGTCTTTGATTGGGCAGTTTATGCCTTTGCATTTCGTTATGTCGGACATTTGTTAAATTAAGTTTTGTTTCTGCTCAGGTATTATAAACTGTGTCGATACATAGTTACCTTCCATTGTATCTGTAGCTTTAATGAAGTCAATCTCAAGTTTAGCGGTGTTAATGATTACCTGGCTTATTCCTGCAATTGCTTTCGCCTTTTCCACTGTCATGTGGTTAGTTTCGCTGTCCTTCAACAGTTCGATTGTTTCGAATAGATGATCACGAAGATCTTGAATTTTATTTTTTGCCATTGATTGTCTTTTTTAGTTTAGTTAGTACTCTTATTGTCTGCTTAATTTCTTCCGGGTATCTTTGGATGCTGTTCCGTTTCATGTTTTCTGCTCTTGTGATCAGTAACAGATTGTCAAGTGAACAGTCATCTGTTGAACCTTTAAAAGCAAGAATCTTACCTTTCGGCAGCTTACCATTCACTTGCTCCCAATTGTAAACATGAAGCATCTGCCATTTACCTAATGAGATTCTAATCCACTTATAAACTCGCTTTGTTTTGGAATCAGCACGAATAGTTATCATTCCATCATGCAATGTGTTTTTAGGAAGGTGTCCTTTCTTAAATGTTGTTCTTAATGAATTAGCTTTCCCTTCCACAGTCATAAAGTCATCCCATTTCATTCCAGTGTTAAAGGATACATGATTCTTTTGGAATCGTGATGCTTTGCCAATTTCGCCATCTCTCATTCTGCCTGAAGATTCTGATCTGTTGAATTCTTCTGTTTTCTTTAGTCCTTGTAATTTAGCTTGTGAGTAGATTGAACCCATGCTTCTGTTTAATTTTTGAGCAATAAGGATTGATTGTGTTGT